TTTCACCACCACCGCTGCAACAAGCATCCACACGCCCGACACAACAAGCATCCACACACCCAGCACGATAGCTGCGAATGCAATGACGCCTTTGATTTGCTGGGCAACGAATTCGTATGGGTCATGCTCTTCTTCCTCGACCTTGGGCACCGCCATGTACTTTTTGTCTGCTTCGTTCATTTAGCTTTCTCCAAAAATTGATCGTTTAATGGGTGTTTCCACCACCCGCTTGTATCGTCCGCGCTCCTGTATTTAACCCGCACAGTATTACCCGTGATTTGGAAACGCTCGGGCTTAAGGTTGTCTTCCATGTCTCGAATGTCCTTGTTCGTCCACCCGCCTTTTGTTGTCAATATCATTTAGCTTCTCCTATTGGATCTTGTATGCCTAAGTATTTAAGACCTTTTCTTGTGAGTGAATACAGCTTTTCACGATGGTCAGTACCGTCTTTAACCGTGATATAGCCATGTTCACGTAACCACATCAATGACTCGTGTGCTGTGCTTCTTGATGTGATCTTGTAGACATCTACCGCGGTTGCAATGGCCGACATCACAGTTACATCTTTGTACAACACCAGCATGTCTAAGATGATCTCTGCTGGAACAGTCATCCTAGTTGCTTTTCGTTTCTTATACCACTTCAATGGTCGCATCTTCATTTTCCTCTAATTGTTCAAGCAAATGCTTAATGGCTTCTTCCTGAGTGGAGCCATACCCCAAAGGATCACCAAGATCCCAACTGTCGACATAAGCCTCGTAGTCAAAATTGCAAAATGGCACGGGCTTAGGGTCATATGTGACTTTGACTTTCATTTGTTTAGCTCCTTAAAACGTTTGATTGCCCACTCAACTGCTTCTAAATAGCATTCACGATATTCACGATCCCAACCTACCATACGGTCATAGATTTCGGCATCATTGATGTCAATCCATTTGCTTGGTACAGGCTCATTAGGATCCATGCCTGTGATGTCATATAGTTCTTGGAAAAAGTCTTTGACTTTCATGATTAAGCTCCTTGTAATTTAGATAACAAATGACGAAGTTGCATGCCTTTAAGCAATGCTTGACCAGGACGAACAGAATACTTAAACATAGGAATGTGGTTGCAAACACCGATATTGTGAACGATTTGGTTGTAATGAAGATCATAGACATATATGTCATCATCATTGATTACTGTTTTTGCTGTAATAGCAGGGGCATCATTGACCATATAGTTGTTGTATTGCTTGCTATATTCTTGCTCGGCCTTGGCAACCAGTCTTTGTGCCATGAGATTTACTTCATTGTCAAATTGTGATTGGTTCATTATGCAAGCTCCAATGACTGTTGAACAACCTCTATCTCGTAGCCAAGAAGTTTAATGTTCTTAAGGGTGTCACGAGTTAGTGTATATTGACGGGCAATGTCAGCAAAGATTTGAGCCGTGCTATTGGCTGCATAAATTGTCTCTTTGCCGTAGACCTTTGTAATTCTGACCATTACTTTTTCCATGATAGTTCCTAGTAGTTTAGAAGGTTAGTGTGCCTGAGCACAGTTGCATTGTACACACATTTTTAGTCTCTGACACTATTTTGCAAAAATTTTTTATTTTTTAAAAATATTTTTCGCAGCCTGTTTACTTCTTTGCAGACGGTGTACAATGCACATGTGGCAACACACTAACCCTCTAAATCTCTTAACTTCTGTATTCATAAAGGACATCAAAATGGCACACGAAATCGACACATCCAAAGGCTTTGCAGCAATGGCATACATTGGTGACACCCCATGGCACGGCCTTGGCCAGCCTATGCAAAAAGGCGCCACCATCGAGCAATGGCAAGCAGCGGCAGGCATGGACTTCAGCATTCAGGAAACCCCTGTGTTCTACAAGTCTCATGAGGACAATATCTATGCCATGGATAAAGTGGCAGGCAAGAAAGTCTTGGTCCGCTCTGATACCCGGAAGGCCCTTGCCGTCGTAAGCAAGAAGTATCAGGTGGTTCAACCCCAGGAAGTGATGGAGTTTTACCGTGACCTTACTACCAAGGCCGGATTTGATATGGAAACTGCCGGTGTTCTTCGTGGTGGCACCAAGTACTGGGCATTGGCTAGCATGGGCCAAGAAGCCAAAGTCCTTGATGACACCGTCAAAGGCTATTTATTGTTAGGCACTGCATGCGATGGCAGCATGGCAACCACTGCAATGTTCACCAGCATCCGTGTAGTATGCAACAACACGCTAGGTTTTGCAATGCAGGAAGCTGAGGGCAAGACCAAGCATGTGGTACGAGTAAGCCACCGGTCTACATTTGATGAGGCTGCGGTCAAAGCACAACTTGGCATTGCTGCCACCTCCTGGAATAGCTTCATTAAATCAGTGGAGACATGGTCCTCGGTAGGTGTCAATGAAGACCAAGCCAAGCAATACTTTGATAGCATCGCCTCTTACCAAACTACCGATGGCGATATTGTAGTAAGCAAAAAGACGACAGAGAAACTTATGGCCTTGTTCAATGGACAAGGCAAGGGCAGCGAGCTCTCATCAGCTAAAGGAACAGTATGGGGATTGGTCAATGCAGTCACTGAGTTTGTGGACCATCATCGTGGTCGCACAACCGATACACGCATTGACCGTGCATGGTTTGGCGATGGCCAGAACATCAAATCCGCAGCTACTATCTTGGCCGATGATCTAGTTGCAGCAATATAATCGAAAAAAAGGCCCTAAGTTAGTGCTTAGGGCCTTTGAAGACAACTGCTAAAGGAACATGCCATGTCAATGGGATTCGCATCTCATATAACACAACCGCCTCAATTATACGATACATTTCTTAAGAATAGACAATTCACGGACCAAGATGTACAAACTCTTGGTCTTGAGTTACTTGACAAAGACACCACCAAAGTCCTGTTAGGTCATACAGGTGAGTGGTCCATCAAAATCCCGTATTTTGATGTTGATGGCAAAGACACCGGCTTTGTCCGTGTTAGGCTGTTAGTGCCTAAGACCAAGATGAAGTACTCGCAGGCTCGGTCCAGCGGCTCACACATCTATTTTCCGCCGACCGTTGCTTGGCGGTCAATACTTTCTAATGTTGATATACCGCTTATCATCACCGAGGGTGAGTTTAAAGCATGGTCAATAACCAAGGCAATAGCCGCAGATAACCTAACCCATGCTTGTATTGGCTTGGCCGGTGTGACCAGTTGGACTAGTAAAAATGGCACGCAATTGCACCCTGACTTAATGCAATTCATGTGGCAAAAGAAGACCAGCTTTGACACCAAGCATAGACAGGTATTCATCATCTTTGACTATGATGGCGCCAAAGACGATGGTGAGCCAAATGAGCAGGTTGCACTTGCCGAGACCAAGCTAGCCATCACACTTAGAGGACTTGGCGCTGAAGTGCACTTGTGTCGTGTAGGGCGGTTTGGCCCAGGTAAGGGCAAGAAGTTTGCCATTGACGACCACTTGCTAGCCGGCTCCAGTCTTGGCACTGTATTGGCAAGCACATCGGTCATTATGAATGGTGTCGATACATTGGATGTTAAGCTTCATGAGTTCAGCACAAAATACGCGCTTTACAACGGCGATGTGATTCGAATCGATGATGGCCATATCATGCCATTTCATAAAGCCAAGATTGATAGTGCTCAGCACATCTTCATGCAAACCATTATGGTGCCGGGGCGTGCTAATCAACCGCCAAGACCAGTGACTCGTGAGATCACATTGCTGGATGAGTACAAGAAGTGGCGCAAACGGTGTGACATTCGCAAAGTCGGTGTATTTCCACACTACCAAGGGCTAAAGATCACACCCGAAGGCTGCTACAACTACTTAAGCACTTGGAGCCATGAGCCATTGGTAGGCGATCCACAAAAATACTTAGACTTTTGTGCTTACTTCTTTAGGGATGAGCCAACATTTGCCGAGTACTGGCATGACTGGGTTGCCAATGTCGTGCAATTTCCCCATAGGCGGAACAACACCACTCCACAGTTTGTGTCTAATGTCGAGGGTATTGGCAAGTCAGCCGTTGCCGAGTTTATAGCCGAGATGCTTGGTCTTGGCGAGAATGCACCAGCCATCATCATCGGACCTGATGAGCTTTTTGGCTCATTCAACGGCATTTTTAAGAACAAGATTCTAATCGTCATTAATGAGCCAAGCAGTGACCGTGAAGATCACTCAGCCCAGCTTAAGAGCATGATCACAGGCAAAGAGATTGCTATTAACAATAAATACGGAGCACAGTACAACATCGAAAACTTCATGAACTTCATCTTCACTAGCAATAAGCCATACATCACCAAGATGAGCAACAATGCTAGGCGGGAAGCCATCTACAAGCCAACAAGCCTAAGCAATGCAGAGACGCACCCCTTGGTCGTACAGTTGATGACCTGGGCAAGGACTGAGCAAGGCTTTGGAAAAGTCCTGAACTGGTACTACAACCGAGACATCAGCCAGTTTGATCCAGCTAAGCCAGCACCGGACACCAAGTACAAGCAAACTGCAATTCAAGCAGCTCGCAGTCCCATGGAAGCATTTGCCAAAGATCTGGCCGATTGGATCATAGAGAATCTGGACGGACTGGCCGCATTTACTACTGCGCATCTTGAGCTGCTATGCGAAAAGTGGGGCCATGAGTCTCGGCCAAGAGCCCAGTACATCAAGAAAGCCTTGCTAAATTATGCCGATGTTGAGTCGGCAGCCACTTCGATTGGTGGCAAAACAGCTAGGCTGACCTTGGTCAAAATTACAAAACACAAGGGCAAAACTACAGATCTTACGAAGCATGGCGCGATGACTGGGCTAGCAAATGCAACAGATCTTGCTGTCAGAGGAGAAATTGAACAAAACTAACCAATGTTACACACAAAGTTACTTCTAAATTACGTTAAAAGAGCTTGATAAACCGTTGTTTTGTATACAGTATTTAGTTATTAATTACAATATTACATTATTACATATAGAAAGTATATTATAAGAGTAGAGTATATATGCACACATCGTATATAGTCTTTCTGAACATATGTAATTTTGTAATTTGTAATTTTGACCCAATTAGTGTCCGTCTCATCCAAAAGTAGTACAATGTTCTCATGACTACATCTACTAAGCGCTCTCCTGGTCAGCCATCTAAATACGACCCTGCTTATTGCAGTCAAGTCATTGAGTGGGGGAAGATGGGCTACAGCCGCGAACACATTGCATGTGAGCTTGACGTGTCTTGGAACACGCTACTCAATTGGATGGATGTGCACCCTGAATTCCTGGAGGCCTGTGAAAAGGCGAAGATGCACGAGATGACCTATTTTGAGAAGTTGGCGCTTACTCATCAGGTCGAAGTGCAAGGGGGCGCACGACTTAACCCAGCGCTGTGGGGCCGATCTATGGCAGCTCGGTTTCCGGCTAAGTACCGTGAGAACAACAAAGTTGAGCTTACTGGCAAGAACGATGGGCCGTTGCAGGTCGACCATGTGCATGACTTTGCACAAAGCTTAATGAATGATTTGCTATCGCTAAAACAAACAGATGGCTAATGCTGTTGTTCTTAGCGACTTCGAGCAACGGCTAAAGTCTGGGCCTGATCTAAACAAGGCATCACCGGAATGGAAAGCGGCACTTAAAGCTCGCACCAAGTGGCTGTTGCACCAAGCTAGTCCGCATCAAATTACGCCTAAGGGCGATTGGTGGACTATTTGGCTATTGCTGGCAGGCCGTGGTGCCGGCAAAACTCGTTGTGCAGCCGAATGGCTATGGTGGGAAGCTTGGTCACAACCTAAGACACGTTGGTTGATCTCGGCACCAACATCCAGCGATGTGCGTGATGTGTGCATTGAAGGTGATTCAGGATTAATGAATGTGATTCCTGAGTTGCTTGTCGACAATTACAACAAGTCACAGCATGAGATCACATTGGTCAATGGGTCGATACTTAAAGGCATTGCGGCATCTGAGCCTGAACGTTTTCGCGGTCCACAATTTCATGGTGGCTGGTGTGATGAGCTCGCTGCTTGGCACTATTTGGACGAAGCTTGGGACATGCTGCAATTCGGCATGCGTCTTGGCCAAAGACCTAAGATCATTTGCACAACAACGCCTAAGCCAAAGCCACTAATTCTTGACCTTGTTAACCGCGATGGGCAAGACGTTATCTACAAAACAGCTACGACATTTGACAACCTTGACAACTTAGCGCCCACTTTTAAACAGCAAATCTTACAGTATGAAGGCACCAAGCTTGGACGTCAAGAAATCTATGCCGAGATTATTGACCCCGAAGAATCCGGCATCGTTAAACGGGCATGGTTCAACTTGTGGCCCAACGACAAGCCATTGCCAAGATTCGAGTATGTCGTACAGTCTTATGACTGCGCCACAAGCGACAAGACAAAGAACGACCCAACGGCCTGCACTGTTTGGGGTGTCTTTAAGCCAAGCCCTGACAAGCCGATGTCTGTGATGCTGATTGACTGTTGGGAAGAGTACATGCAATACCCAGACCTTCGTCCTCGAGTCATCGAAGAATCGACGTCAATCTACGGTGATGACAATGAGTTTGGCTCAGGCAAGAAAGTTGACCTGATTCTGATTGAGGACAAAAGTGCTGGCATTAGCTTGATCCAAGACTTACAGCGTGCCGGATTGCCTATCAGAAGCTATAACCCAGGAATGGCGGACAAGACGATGCGGCTCAACATAGTTTCGCCCATCATTCAAAAAGGTCGTGTCTACATTCCTGAGTCAGCCAAGAACGAAGGCATGGCAAGAGACTGGGCCGAGGTCTTGATAGCACAGATTTGCGCATTCCCTGAAGTCCGGCATGACGATCTGGTTGACTCTACATCACAAGCCCTACGAATTTTGCGTGATCTTGGGTTCCTGAACATCGATCCGGTGTATGATCCTGACGACTCGTATGACGAGGATCGACCTAAGAGGGTGAACCCATATGGCGTATGACGCACTTGGCAATTATGTTCCAGACTCATCCGATGATTGGTCTGCCCCAACACCGGCTTCTCCACTCAAACAACAATCTGTCGTAGCACAAGCAGTGCCTGAAAAGCGGCCACTTGACAAAGCTACTGACCTGTTTAAGCAGGTTGCGATTGACTACAACCCGTTAATGTACTTACGCACATTGCGTGAAGCGCCTAAGGTGGCATTCAATGCAACCGTAAGCCCATTGGCTAGTATGTGGTCAGTGCCGGCTCAAGCGATACAGAACAAAGGCGCTGAGTACTTACATCAGCTTGCAGGTGACGAGCAGTCCGCACAAGAAGCTGCGGCCCGCAATGAAAATATACAACCTGCCAACTTCCAATTGCCATTGCAAACAGGTTCGGCACAAATAGCTCAAGAGCAACTTGGTAAAGCATTCGATGAGTCTAAGCTTGCAGGCATGATTGGAATGCCACACATTCCGACTCGTGGCTTTACACCAAACGATCTTCGTGTTGTAGGTGCCAATGCCACCAGAATCGGTAAGCAAATTGCTGAGATACCGACTGACATAGCCAATGCAAGACAAGGCTTTACAAAAATAGATCCGATTACAGGTGAAGGCACAATTGGTGCAAAAGTCCAGCCGGTCGTAGACATGCCTGTTCAAGCCGGTATGAAAGCTGAACGAGC